TTGATGTATTTCCACGAACCATCTCCCATCTGAACTTCGTAGGCTTCAGGCAAACAACGCCTAACTCCGCCGCTGAGCACAGCATCAGAACAATGCATCAAAATATCGTATGCAATAATAGGAGTCATCTTAATGCTTGCTACTGTAATATAAGATTCTAATAGACGTTCTATTCTTTCTAAAGACTGCTGAAGTCCTTCATGTCCTGGTGCTTTAAATCCTCCAGCTATCAGAGATCCTCTTTGTCTTATTAGACTATAATCAAAGTGAACAACGCTATTTTTATATTCTGGGAATGTACGGTCAGCATCAAAATATGAAGACATTAATACTCCAACTGCATCTGACCAACCTTCAATAGAATCTTGAATTACATATGTCTTAGTACCGTTTGTTCTTTTAGATACTGTAGGCAGTTTAGCAACATACGGTTTTAGGAATGACATTCCAACTCCACAGCCACAAAGTAACATATACATAGCTTCCTGGAATACTGCCGTTCTATCACAATATGATACAGTACAATTGTACATCTTGGCGTTATGCTTCATAATAGGTGCTCCGCTAAACTGCAAAGATCTTTGAGACGCTAATACTAATTTCTCTTGATATGCACTAACTGCACTATCAAACATCTTAACAAATTCTTTGTTCTTAAAAGCTTCTTTAAACTTTGGATTTGTACGGTGCATATCCATTACACTATCAACCCTCTCATCCCAGGTCTGTTTTCGCTCTAACTTCTCGTTGTACTTCGAGTAGTCATTGTAAAATTTAATGTCAGATAAAATTCGCGTTCCATTCATTTTCATTTATATTATTTTCTTTTTGGTAAAGTTAAAATAACCACTTAAATGTATGCTTTGAATTTCTTCATATAGCTACATTTAAGTGGCAAGATTGTGCTAGATAATGTCTCCGTGAGTTAAATTATCTATAGTATATTTATACCGCTTAAGTTTGTAGTAAATGTCTTACTAGGACTTAGATATGGCTTTCTCCATCTCGTACGCTTGGGTCTGAAGCTCAAACGATTTCTTCTTATAAGTCTTTCTCTGGCCATACAAATCAGTTAGAATTTCTTTCAAAATAGAAGTGTCCGTGCTATAGACAGCACCGTTAATTGCTACAATTCTATCTGGTCCAAGTTCAGTATCTTTTTCTTCAGGTGCCACTTTAGCAATAAAACTTTCAGGTGATACATTCATCTGTCTCATTATCGAAGGATATAGCGATGCAAAGTCGAAGCAAGCAACAGCAGAGTGAAGTCCTGGAATAGGGTGTTTTACAAATGCGCCTGCATACTTCCCAGTCTTAATTGATACTTTAGCTGGATCCTTTGCCATAACTAAATCCTTACCCAATAATGCTCGGCAGATTAAAGATTCTGTTACCGCAACCGGAGAACCTGCTTTGAATACTGTTACTTGGCTTAAGTGAGATATTGTTAATGCAATCTCCATCGTTTTAATTCTTTCATGAATTAACTGAACAAGAATAGTATCTACTCCATTATAGAAGATGTACTTAGGATATTCCTTTTCATACATGTCCTGAATAGTGCCATCGTACTTAACTTTCCTAATTCCTAAAACTGCTTCGCCAACAGTGTCAAGTTTAAAGTCTTCCTTGATGTCAACTGAGTGATCCCATTTTTTATAGATGTCCATGTAATCCATAATTCCTACATGAAGTGGAAATTCATCGTTAGTCTGTCCTAGTTCCTTGATAGGTGAAGCAATTCTTGGATCGATGTTGATCTTCCGTGCTCGGTTTCGAATATATGCCCAGTCAAATTTAATGAAGTTCCAACCTGTCATCATTGGGAAGTTCTTTACGAACTTATCCAAAAATGTATATAACATATCATATTCAGAATCGAAACACTTAAATTCAAATTGGTATGTGACATCAAGATCTTTAAAGTGATTGTTGATACGATTTTCAATTTTAGCAATCTCCCCTTTAGGAAGTTGTTTAGTTGCTAATATTATGCACTGTCGGTTGGGTGTTACTACACAGATAGCGGTGATTGGAGTGGCTGCCTTGGACGGCTCAGTAAAATCATTATTCTCATTTACTTCAACTTCAATATCTACAAAGTATGTTCGTGGAAAATGATAACCAAAAATCAATTCACGATCAGAGAACCCAATATCTGATATGTATTGGATCATCCTGTGCTTATTGAGTCTCATGGCTTTCACTTTCTTAACTGGGCGACCATCCCAATTTTTCATCTTAGTGTCAGCTTTCTTATCACCTTCCCTGCATACTTCCCAATTATACATTTCTTCAGGTAGAACATCATAAGTCTTAAACCTTGTCTTACCTTCTAAATTGTAATATGAAATCCAAATCTGCTTGTCGTGTTGGGAAATATCTAATAGCATTCTTTATTTTTATGAGGGTTATTAATTATATCTAAAAAACTATGATAACTTAATATCCGGTGCGGGCTCTGTTCCAATTTTCTTCATTCTTACTTAGGTAATAATTGTAAATCTCCTGAGATGTAATGCCTAAAGCTAACCCATTATTAAACATGAAGTGCATTGCATCTATAAACTCCATCTTAAGTTCTTTCATATCATTATCAGATAAGTCAGAAAGTTTCTTTTCTCTAATTTCAGCATTAGCACTCTTCCAAGGCTTCCATGCTGCATTACCAGCACCATCATCAATTCCACCAACCGCATCTACCATCTCGTGAAGCTCATCTACTAGCGCGTGGTTATTCATCATCATAAAATCTATCACTTCACCGATGTTGAACTCGCCAAATGATTTCTTTCCTTGTTTTTGTGCATACATATCCTGAGTTTTACCTTGGAGTTCGTATAAGTCACCTAAAGAAGATTTTTCATCATATCCATTTTCAGTATAATAATCTCTAACTTCTAGATCTGCACACTTATTGTCTGTATTTGCCATATTGTCGTTTAGAGATTATATGAACATGAACAGATTTGTTTTCATTTTCTTCATATTTATCCACACTATTCATCAGATGCTAGTAATACTATAGTGAAATCGTGTGTAGTCGAAAACAAATGACTTATTGCTTAACCATCATTATACCAGCTACATTTAATGGATTTACAGCTGCACCTGTAGTCTGGTAAATATCACCAGTAGCTAAACCCGCAGTGCCTGCTACAGCATCATTATCGTATGCAGGGATGATGCTTGGTATGCTTGGAGTTTCCCAAGTTAGGTTTCCGTTTCCATCGGTCTCAATAATTTGACCGGCAGTTCCGTCACCATCAGGTAAAGTGTAAAAACCTAGAGCTGAACCTATTCTTATACCAGAATCAACAACTGTAATGGATCTCTCTTCTCCACCATTCTCGTCTTTAAGAAACAAACCAGCTGAAGCGTTCTCTAAAATAAGTTCTGCTTTGTAGTCAGCGTTGCCAAACTCCACACTGGACGCAAACTCATCAAGAATAATGCTTGCTGATTCGTTTTCTCTGTCTAAGTTAAAATAGATTGAATCAGTGTTTGAACCTAAGGCTGCTGTATTTCCAGTTACATCGTCTTCGGTAAGAGAAAAGAGCCCTACTCCAGCTCCTACCTCACTACCGTCTCCAACAATTAAACCTGAAAACAAATCACCCTTCAAGTAAGTAAGACCTGAACCTATAATTGGAGTTCCAATAAGGTTTTCCCAATTTCCAGCTCCAACGTCCATTTCATCGCCTGCTTTCATAACAGAAGTAACGTAGAACTTATCTTCGGCTCTATAAAAGAACTCATCAGATGCAAACTCTCCGTTATCGTTGTATTGAACTTCGTTTGTACTCCCGGCTGGGGTTCCTCCTCCACTTCCCCCGGGTGATGATATCGTAATCTGTCTACCAGATGGTGTATCTATGCCTGTGATGAAAATGTTTGATCCAGCTATAAGTGCTGGATTATAAGCAGAGTCTATAAGGTTAGTCATAGAGTCCTGACTTATAAGATCGCCAGTTTGAAAAAGATCTTTAAGTTGATATTTAGGTGTGATTGCCACTTATGATTGTTTATTTCCTAGAGTAAAACTTTCATATGTTTTAACATATTTGAGTTTCTTCTTTTTCTTCTTCTTTTTGCTAAGTGCAAAAGGAATATCCCCGCTTCCGGGAGTTTGGTCGCCAAATGAATTAATTGAACTAGGATCTCCTGGGAAAGAAACATTCCCCATTCCTGGAACATTTATATTAGGATTTAAATGTGCTTCCATTTCTTCTACATGATCAGGAAGATCATCATGTTTAGTTTCAGCAAAATCCTTAAGATCTTCTAATGACATACCGTCAACAAGTTCTTTTACTTTATCTCTGTATGAAGAGTCAATATCACTAAATTTAGAATCGCCTTTCTTTACAGAGTAAGCCATTCCCATTAGTCTTTGTTGTGCTTTTGAAGTTGCTGGCATTTAGTCTTCATTTAAATTTCTTGTACGAGTTCTAATACGGTTCCCGTGCTTAGACAATGTAAAGTTCTTCACTCCTTCTTTGTCTTCAGTCATCTTAAAAAGATTACCGTTCTTTTTGAACCATCGTGTACCAGCATTAGCAGTCTTTAGAATATTCTGAACTTCTTCTTCAGATAATATTCCGTCTGCCATTGCATCTAAGACAGCGTTTCTTACACGAGCTGAAGTAGATGCATTTTTGGCTGGATGGTTTTCTGTATACTTTCGCTTAATGACAACATTCTTTTCTAAAAGAAACTCATCTAATGATTTTATATGTTCCATATTTTACTATTTTTTTGTTAAACTTCCAGTTAAGCTTTTACTTTTACTTTAACAGTTCCAGCTGTTGCTGCGTAAAATTGAGTTTGATCTAGACTGCCTGAAATAGCATCTTTATAATGAATGCCCATAAAACGCTTCCTACTATTAGTTTGTACAAATATAAACTTTTCATTAACTTTACCAAACCCAGCAACTAGTTCTTTTTCAATTGCATTAAAAGATTTTAGTGTTAACGTACTACCTGTGGATAAGATAGTTTTTATTTTACTTAATGTTTTTGCATCAGTAAGATCACCCAAAATTTCTCCGCTTGAGTTAGATATCATCAGTTTATTGGTTGGTGATTCTTCAATATTAAAAGCTAATGCGGTGTGAATTTCAACAGGGTCAATACTTCTAACTTCCTTTACAAATTTTCCGAATTCTTGTCTTCCTGTTAAAGCTGCTATCTCAGATCCTAGTTTTGTTGATATGTCTAATTCTGGTAGTACATCTTTAAGGCCATCATAAAGAAGTTTAAGATTTGCTAATGTATGCTGAATAATAGATCTATGCTTTGCACCAGTCCTCCAATTATATAGCCAACCGTCTATAGACAGCTGAGCTTCTTTTAATTCCGCTTGATCTGATACAGCATGTTTATCATTATACAGCGTTAAATCAATATCTTGCGAGCCTCCACCAATACTGCAATTTTCTATAATATAAGCTAACATAATTTCACCTCTACCTATCCCAGTGACGTCAGCGCCTAACTTTACTAATATATCTGCTGCGTTTTGGTCTCCTTTAAGATATTTTTCAACCTTCTTTATATCACTAGTATTAAAACTATTTAACTTAAGCCTACCGTCGTATGGTGCTTTACCTTTAAACAAACTCACATTGATTAAATCGTAAAGAGCATCTTTATCTTCTTTTTTATTAGACTGTGCCAAATACATATACTTCCTTTCACTTGCTTCAGTTATTAGCTCTTCTGATTCTGTCATTTCGGGGGTAAGAACATTCTGAAGAATTGAATACATGTCATGAATACTCTTTGGAGTCATTTTCTTGAAAGTAGACTCATCATCTAATTCAATTGCTGTCCTAACTTTAGAAGCAGACACATCGTCATCACCTCTTTTAATTTCATATCCTTTAAATTCTGGTTCAACATCTAAGTCTTTTCGATATTCTGGTTTGCTAATCATGCCTTCATATGCCTTCTTACGATCTGTTCCAAATCCCCATAACATTGGTTCGTAAGCTGGTCTTAACGTTGCATAAAGAGTATCAATAGCTGCATTAGGTACTGTGTACATAGCCTCTAAAAATGGATATTGCTTCTTCATCTTATTGAACATAACGTTCTGTTCATCTTCACTAAATGGACTCTTTTCAGGGTTTGGCTTTTTACCTCTTACAGTAAAGACTACTACTGGGAGTCCGTTTTGCTTATGTAGCTGTTCGAAGACTTTAACATGACCTAAAGTAAAAGGCTGAAATCGTCCGACGATCATATTGACTTTCTTCTTACCACGTTCTTTATATGGAACTGTTAGTGCTTCACTTACTGCCGATAGATCAACTATATCAAGAGCTTGGAAGTCTTTAAAAGTTAATACTTTTTCTTCACTAATTGATTTGACTGGGTCTTCTTCTACCGTTTCGTTTACCTTTTTGAGCTTAAGGTAATCTTCAAATGTTTTGAATTTACCATCATCCTTAGATGTGCTGATACTGTTGAATTTATCTACCATTTTGTTAAAGTCTTCTATCACTGATGGTGTAAGTATTGCACCTGTTTTCTTTGGGTCTCTTTTCTTTCTTAACGATCCTAACATAACTTTGTATAGATCTTTAAGACTTTCTGAGCTTGATACTAATTTCTTTGTCTTTTCGTTTGATATTAAATCTGTGTTTAGATCAAACTCTGGTGCCGATGCAAAATCTGCTTTATTGAATGCTATACCTTCTAGGCTATCGCCCCGTTGAGCAACATATTCATTAAAAAGTAATGATACTAATTGAATATACCGTTCTTCACCATTACCCGTTAATGTATCACTTTTTGTGATTCCACGCTCTTCAATAAAAGCAAGCAAATCAAGCAGAATGATTTCGTTCATATCTGCTGGTGCTCGTCTCATATCAACTGGGACTTTCTCTTTCATTAAGAATTTAGTGTAAGGATCTATCATCCTAGCTGAGAATGATTTGCCACTTCCAGCTGTAATAAATTTAAAGATTAACGAATCTATAGGATTTGATAAATTACCATGCAATGTAGTTGAAGTTGTATTAGGATTAAGAACTTGTAAGATATATTCAGCAAAAGATGCTGTACCAAATAGTTCTTCTTGATCCTCAGTAGGAATTCTTATAAATTCTTCGATCTTTGATTTTTGTTCAGGTGTTAAGTTACCAGAATAAAATGGTTGGAGTGCTGTTACAGTTAGATTAGCTGCCCAATCTTTTATTACTCTCGGATCATCTATAACTTTAGCTGTCTTTCCAGTTTCACCTCTTATGTGAATATGTGTAAGTACTAAATTATTCTCAGGAAGTTTCGTATAGCTTATAATACCAGGTTCGTTATGAACAAAATACTGAAAGCAAAATCTCCAGTTATTTGGAAGTTCTATTTTACTTGAAGCCAGTATATTCTTAATATGTTGTATTGCTGGTTCATAATAAACCATAATCGTCCTATCTACTAAGTTAATAGGTTTTTGAGAGGTTCCTTTAAAAAACTGAAGTCTGTCTTTGGTTTGTTCAGTTGCAAAGGATGATCCAGATAACTTCTCAGTAACTATAACGTAGTCACTTAGTAAGTCGTCAATAAATCCTTGACCTGCATCTTTATATATGTTATGAAGTTCTTTCATAGTTTATGTTCCACTAAAGTCTTTAAATTCTGTATCAGTTTTGAATAATTTCCCAAAGGCTTTAAATGCAAGTTTCTGCTCTGTCGATGAAAGTTTAGAATACAGATCACTTAGAGTTTTTTGATGTGCTTGACCGTTCTTATATGCTCTTTGATCATCTGCATAGTGCCAAGTGTTATCATATCCTTTTATTGATAGTAGATATTGATCAAGATCAGTTTCCCTAGCACTTAGAATTTTTCTTACTGTAGCTGCATCTTTCATCCTTTTCTTATTGAAGTAAACTTCCCAATCGCCTCTGAATCTTCCAGTTTTGTACAAATGAATAATGTCACCTGAATGTAAAGTAACTTCAAATTTTATACCTTTCTTATCGCTTGATTGATCGACGATATTTACAATGCTTTCTTTTGCATCATCCCAATCTTTTGGGATCATATGTTGAACTGTAATTTCAGCATCTCTCTTTACTTCTTCTGGAGTAGCCCAAGTATCACCAGCTTGACCGTAGTCTAAGTAGGTTTGATACTTAGCTTCGAAGATTTTAAAACTGTCTATGTACTTTCCCATCTGTTTGCATTTGTTTATTTATTGACAAGTATTGTCAATCATGTCCGTGCCACCAATCATCATCTGATAAAACATCAAGATTATGCTGAGCATGCTCTTTGTCTTCAAATATTTCATCTAACACAAAATCGATACTTTCTAAGAACTCATCCTTCGTTTTGGCTATTTTAAGTTTGTCGTAAACTGAGTGGTATTTGTTTTGTTGTGATTGTGTCATATCATCCTACATCTGATGGTAATGGTAAACCAGAATGTGTCATTCTCATTTTAAATTCGTCAAGAATAGCATCTACTTTTTCTGGAAATTTAAACGATCCTGATTCTAATAATGCTTTCAATCCTTCGTATGTATTAACATCCTTTGGTTTTGCACCGTTGAATATCATGTCTACTACTTCTTGTGGTTCTCTTGTGATCTCTTTATCAAAGTCTCTTAATAGTTTCGCGGTTTTAATCAATCCTTTCTTACCTTGAAATGTTTTTCTAATTTGAACTATTCCTTGGTTCAATCTAATTATTCTGGCTTCGTATTCTTTAGTTGCTCCTTCTGGAGTTTTACTTAATGTCTTGCCAAAGGATTGTCCTATTATTGACATTAATAAAATATTACGATATGCTCCTTTATATTTCGATTCTCCGGTTCTGAAGTCAGGTGATTCGTAAATAAACTTAGACCATTCCATATCAGTTGAAAGCATTAAGTCAACTTGACCAACACCATTCTTAATGTCACCGTCAATTGGAGCCGCTATACTTACTTGGCCAAAACCTGCGGCCATTTTAGTTTCGTAGCCTAATTTCTTGAGTGTACTGTTTAGTTCAATTAAAACGTTCTGAAGTGAAACATCTAAATACCCAGCAACTCGGTCTGCTGAAATTGCAATATCAATGTCACCGCTTGTGTCTCCTGGCAATTTCTTCCCGGCACTTCCAATAACTGCAGCATCGTCACCCATCCCAGATAGTCCAATCTTAGGAAAAACGTTTTTCTCTAACCACTTTAAAGTTCCAGTAACTTGATCTTGTTGAAATGGCTGAGCATCTTCTACAGAATTACCGCTTTCAGTTAATATGAATTCTTCAAATAATTTAATGTATGCCATGTCGTTTATTTTTTAAAAGCTAAAGACTTTTTTATTATCTTCATCAGACGATAAAATGTTGGTGGTGAAATACCAAGTTCTTTTATCATATCTTTGCTTTTCATGTTGTGCAATAACAATTGTTTAATTTTATCTATTCTGAGTTCATCTCGTTTAGCCCAAGCCTTTCGTCTACCAGCTAAAGCTTTACGCTGCAATTCTTTTTGGTCAAGCTTGGCCATTGCTTTTTTTGTACCTATAGAAATATTTTCCTTCCATTCTTCAGTAAATACTCTACCGGTTAGAGTATCAGAAAGTTTCTTTTTAGTTTCCTCTGAATGTGTATATCCCATTTTAGTTCTAACAGCGTTTCCTATTTTGCCAATTTCTATTCTTCTTAGAGGATCTTTACACCATCCACCATATTTTTTGTTTCTTGCAACTGTATGCTTTCTTATAGAGTTTTTTATAGTTTCAGCTTTCTCTTTACCATACATCTCCTCGTATGTTTTACCTTTACATCTTTTAGTTGCTGCAATAGAAGCATTTTCGTTATAACCTCCTGTACCACCGGGCATCATATTATAACCATTCTTACTATAGTTACATTCTAATTTTTCAATCCAATAACATTCTGCTTCATCTAATTCTGACTTGGTCTTGCATTCTTGCAAGGTTGTCCAAACAAATCCTTCGGTACCATAAGATCTCAATGCATTATGAAATATCCACTTGGAGCCTGCTTTAACTGAGGCTATGTGACTTGACACTCTAACATCTAAGCTATTTTTAGTTTGACCTACATAAGATTTTCCAGACTTTTTATTTAGTGCTCTATAAACTATCATTGCCATACCTGTGTTTTTATTATATATCAGGGTTTTATTTTTTATAAGCGATAATAGATCTGATTGTGTGGAGCGGAGCAAAGATCCCAGTATATTTGTACGGCTTACCTTTATACACAAATGTAATACCTTCTGTTGGAACTATACTTTCAATTCCGCCAGCAGCTGTAAGTCTTAATAATTCCGCTTCGAGTTTTTTAACATCTTCAGCGTCACCACCTGTCTTAATACTATTAATAACACCTTCGACTTCTTTTTTCATTGCCTGCGTAGCGGCTGTAGGATTAGCTGATAGGAACACTGATACGTTTTTCATCATTTCAGTTCCTACCTCTAAAAATATTCCTTCAAGAGGTGCATAAATTTTACGCTTTAACCTTTTATAGTCTTTCTTCTCTAAATCAATGAACCATTGAGCGTCATCTCCAAGTTCATGTTTAAGAGTTGGTACAGTATACGACTTATCAACTCCTCCGATTCGTCTAGCAAGACCTTCTACAGCATCACTTGGTATACTAACTTTAGCTTTTTTGGCTTCGTCCTGAAGTACTTTAACGGCACTGCCCATAACGTAGTCTCTAATAGTACTATTTAGATTAGTACCACTTTCTGCCATGATTCTCTTCAGTTCATTATTATAATAAGATGCTCTTTTCTTAGTATTTGGAAATGGCATGATAGAAATATCAACTGGACCTCTTACGTAATAGGTTGCTTGAGCTGCTACGTTAGCATCATTGATAAGATTGCCGATTTTTCGTGCAGCAGTTTTATCTTCTCCTATAACATTAGCAGCTTCATCATATTCAACTAAACCATGAAATACTAAAATATTCTGACCGTATGGGATAGTGTTTTGAGTTACGGGGGTTATTACTTCAACACTTGCAAATTTTCTACCACTATCGAATAAGTCTAACTTATCTTTCTCTGATAGTGCACCGATAGAAGCTGCTAAATCTGTCATTGCAGTATTATATGCAATTTCAATATCCCCTCGACCTTTAAATAAATCAGCCATGCCCTGAGCGGTAAGTGCATTTTCGCCAGCATTTCTTAAGTGGCTCTTATTCCTCGCAGCAATTAACCGCCCATCTTTCCAAGAGATCATAATGTTTTGACCATCAACCTTCTCCTGTACAAAATTATCTGGACCGAAGGCACCTTCAATAGTTGCATCGATCATATCTTGTACGTCTCTCATAGTTAGGTCGAGATCCTCAAACGGATGTGCTAAGTGCCCATATGCTCCACCTTCTAACAATAATGGCTGACTATCATTAGTCAGCCATTGTTCAAATAACAGTATATGTCTCATTTGGTATTTTTATTGTTTTCCGCTTGACAATGCACCGATCATTGCACCGTAATCGTCTTTGTATTTTTTCTTAAGATCAGCGATAACTTTATTTGCAACTTTCTCATCGAAATCATCTGGATGAGCTTTCATCAAGACAGCATTTGCATATTCTTCAAAATCAGCGTCAGTTTTAATATCAGCTTCTTTTAGCATTGCTTCAGATACAACGACAGTTCCTTGAATATCTGAATCATCTGTTGAATCTTCAGGCTTAATTACAATCTCTTGGTGTTTAGTAACTAATTCTCCATCGTCATCGAGTTCTTTAGTTATACTTAATGGATTAGCACGTGCTTCGATATCTTCTGCTGCATCCTCTTTAAGTTTAGCGGCTTTTTCTTCATCCTCAATAGATGCAAATTCGCTATTGTCTTTTCCGTCTGCAACTGGTAGTGCATCGTCTTCTTCTTCTTCATCATCACGATAGCTAATGTTCTTATTAACTGTTTCTTCGCTTTCTTTAATGAATTCTTCAAATGACATAATCCGTGATCTTGGAATTACCGTTGCATCGCTCGTATCTTCTGGACTATCTGGAACTTTCCCAGCTACTTCTTGATCAGTAGTGACTAATTCTTCGCCTTCTTCATCGGCAACTTTTTCAGGTTCCCCTTTAACTTTAACTTCGTCTTCAATGTCTTCAGCTGCATCTTCGGCAACTTCTACATCATTATCTCCACCTACTACTCCGTCCTCTTCTTTTTCGCCAGCTTTATTAGCAAGTGATTTCTCTTCTCCTTTTTTCTTCAGATTAGCTTCGATGTCTTCAACAGCGTCTTCACTTACATCAGCATGTTTAGGTAGTTCTTTGAATAAAGCTTCAAGTTTAATCAATATAGCTTTTTCTTTCTTAATTTCTTCTAAACTACCAAACCCTAATTTCTTAACAATTTCGAGAATGTCTGCTCCCCTACTTTTAGATTCGTTTATAGTTTCAGAGAACTTCTTAATTCTTCTTTCCATGTTTTTCTTTATTTGATTTATATATCTATAGTTTTACTCTTAAAATTTGACGGTCTGAACATCATACTTAAATTGTTCCTCCTCGTAGATCTTCCTTCGTTCAGCTCCATGCTTATACATATAGTTTTTCCAATTCAAATCTTCTCCAGTATATCGGAAATCATCTATAAAGTCGTAGATTTTAACCAATTCCTTAGAGTGATGTTTTCTTAGACCTCTACCAATTGACTGTCTAATGATAACTTCACTCTTGAAGCTTTCAGTAAAAAAAATGTTATGGATGTTCTTAATAGAAATTCCAGTACTAAAAGTTCCATAGCTTGCTACGATGATCACATCATCATTCTGCTCCATCCTTGCTTTGAACTCTTCCCTCATATCACCACTAACACTACCATCTACATAATAGACCTTCTTATCAGTAATGTTTCGTAATTGTCTATATAGTGCTTCACCATAATCTATCTTATGAAATAACACCAACGAATTTGAATGTGACTTATTGATTACTTTCGTAACGAAGTTAAGTCGCTTTTCGTTTTGGTTAATAAAGTTCTTTTCAAGTGTAAATAACTCTCTTCGTTGTTTTGGGTTCTTAGATAAGAATGCGAATGCTTCTTTCTGCTCATCTGAAGCATAGTCCATTGTAATCTGTAAAACCTTACAGTTTGCAATATGACCTTCATCTTGAAGATGTTTTGCTTTTACTTGGGTTACTAAGGGACCCATAGCAGACATTAATGCTAGTCGGTCAACAGTTCCTTTCTTTGGAATGGTTCCACTTAAACCAAAGCGATAATCACAATGCCAGCATTTATCCATTATAGTTTGAATTGACTTGCTTTTCGCTTTGTGACAATTGCTTACATTTAAGCCATCAGCTATGTAATTATGATTTAAACCAGTGTCGGATTTAATTCTAAGATTGTATACATCACCGATATAATCTATAGGTTTAATTGATTTGATTTTCATATTAGTCTAAACTGTTTTAATAGTCTTTTCATTTTTAATTCATCTGGTTGGTCTTCCAATAAAAATTCATCATAATTCTTAGAAAACCAATTATTACCTATAATTTTAAACTTGAAGTCATTTGTCTTACACCAATCTTCCGCAGCTTTAAACTTGCTAAGATTTCTTTCAGATTCTCTAAATCCATCTGGTTTTATTTCGTAAATTGTTTTATTCTTCTCATCAACAAAATCTACAATGTAAGTTGATATTTTATCATTGAATTGATATGGAATTCTGACTTTTTCGTATATAAATCCAGGATGCTTAAGTTGAAAGTATGCGTCCCAAGATGATCTACATTTAATTTGATATTGCTTTAAATCTCTTTCAATATTCACTATACATCTTGATCTGGCCCAAGAATTCGTTACAGCTGGTGTAAAAGTACCATCTGCTATCATTTTCTTCAGTCTAATACCATTTTCTTTACCAATTTCTAGTTGCCTAGTTTTACTGACTTTATGACAATTGTTATTATCTCCACTCATAATGTCACTCCTCCATGAATGTAGACATTTCTTAGAGCAAAATTTAGAATATGATCCTTTTGTTATTTTTGAATTACGAAATCCTAGAAATTTGCACTCATTGCCACATATGCATAGTTTACCTGCACCATTATGTAAGTAGTCGTAAGTACTTTGACTATCACTCAAAACAATATCTGGAACATTAAGAATAGCTCTTTCTCTTAGCCAGTGCTGTTTTGCATTAACTGTTTTTTGTTGAGAGAATGAAAGTATTTCAATTGATATGACATTATAAATTTCTTCTTTAGGTATTGGCATTGAGTTTATGTTTTGAGTATATATCTAAGACATATCTTTAATGCTAATAATTTCATCAGTTAAAGTTAACTCATCTACTCGCTTGTATTCTCCGCTTACAAGTTTAACTTTATGGTTACCTGTAATTTTTATGGTTGTATCTTCTAACTCTATTTCATACATTTGATTATCTCTAGATAAATTATGATGTACAAAGTCAACTTCATTAGTTTCAAGGCTTCCTGTGATATCATTAATTGTTTTTACCATATCACCTGGTACTACATCTGATATTTTTTTAAATGTATTGTTAGCCATGGATATCATAGTGTTAGGATGTAGACATTCATCTACTAATACTGCATCAAATTGTGAGAAGTATTCTTCATCATAGTTTACCAGTGATTGATAAGTACCTACAACAATATTACTACTCTTACGAATCTCAGCACCCGAATAGATCTGCTGAGTTTTTATGCTTAATTTACCAGCGTTATATTGTTCAAAGTCACCTGTTGCCTGAATCACAAGACTTACATTTGGTACGATCATTAATATTTTCTTCTTACCTAAAACTTCCATAAGATAGCCTATGACCATAAATGAAATTAATGTCTTTCCTGCAGAAGTTGCTAATTCAGCTAAACATCTTTTGTATTTTAGTATTTTGAATGCAGCATCGATCTGATAATCTCTCGGAGTGATTTCTCGTCCTTCGAAGAATTTTAATGCCCAAGCTTCAAACTCATCTACTTTGATAGTGTCATTGAAAATACGAGTAATTCCAACCATTGTTAATTGGAAATCATATTCCTTACATATATCGGCTACTTCTTTCCATAGGCCAGCTGGGATGAGGTTTTTCTTAACAAATGAGATCTTGCCATCCCACACACCACGCTTCACAAGTGGATTAAACCTCCAGCCATCGATGCGTTTAGTTAAACTTGCTTTGAGTTGGTCATATTCTAACTCTGTACAAGAAGTAATAACTAAGAATTTGTTATTTTCACTTAATGTTAATTGCATTAATATGCTATTTTATTTTAATGTCCCAATTCTTTACTTTATTGAAATATTTATCTAAGTGTTCTAGAGATAAATTAATAATCTGACTCACTCAGAGTAATTCGATTTCGTATAGCAAAGGCCATATTGTCTAATGTCTTTACACAGTCTTGATAAAATTCAAGATGAGCACCAAGTAGCTTTATTTGAAATTTAAGTGAAGCCATATCAGCTTGGATGAATGAAATCTTTTCTTCCTTAGTTAATTTCATATCGTAATCTAAACTGTAATATCTGTATTTCGTTTTATGATATGAATCCCAGAATGCACTTCGTTTATAAATAGTAGCTTTTAATTCTACCATCAAGTCAATTACAATCTGCCGGTAAGATAGCATATCAATTTGCACTTCAGTAAGATTGCGAACTTCTTTAGTCCTATAGGCCAGACTTTTTATTTTTTCTGTCCAGGACTTTCGGTTCCCAACCAACTTCTTTTCCAATATAACATTCTTAGCACGAGTGTCAAGATCATTATATTCGGTATTCTTTATCTTTGTACTTTCAAAAAGTAGAGCTCCGTCCTGGTCTTCCATGTTTAGATCGTTTTATTGGTCGCTTGACCTTAGGTTGAAATTTCTTCTTAGGTGGACTGAATGTCATCTTAGGTACCTCGGGTATAATATCTAATTGAGAAACCCAAGTTAGAAGGTATCTGATGTTACGGTTTTCATTATCGACATCGTCGTAAAAATCTTCAAGTTCATCAGCCACTATACTTTCAGTTATTTTCATAGGTACACTATATCCAGATTCGTAGTTGTAAAATAAGAATCTAAATTGTCAAGGCAACCCTTTCTATATTTATATTCATACTTCACTAAATCGTTTAAGTCTTTGATAGATTTACTTGATATGTTATAATCTTCTAATAGCTTTTTCCACATAAAGACACTCTGTCCAATCTGTGCTTTCTCTATCATTTTTCGTTTACCAGCAATATCATTATCGAAGAAGTATCGAACATGTGGAATATCATCAAACTCTGAAATCTTTTTCTTAACTCCAGTAATACCTAAAGAGTTGCGCATAAACATTGCATCTATAGGTCCTTCAAATACAGTGAAGGTTCTTGACATATCTACCTCAAGTATACCAAAGATCATTGAGATTTTATTTAAGCTATTAAGATGATCCTCAGGAAGATCAATTTTAAGTTTTAGCCTTTCGTATATTCTCTCTATGTTGTAAGTTCTATACTTAGGACCTATGCCATCTAATGATCTAACTTGAAATCCAATAATCTTACCGCTTGGAGAGAAATTATAAATGTAAAGATCTTTCTTTCGTGGATCGTATGCAAACTTATTTGCCTTCTGGTGCAAAAGTCTACTCTTAAGATATGGATATACTCGGTGTGTCTGTTCGTTAATTGGATATGCATTAAAAGCAATACCAATTTGTTCGTATGTTAAACCGTACTTATCAATTTCATCAAAAAGATAAAAATCTAAGGTTTCTTGTAACTGTATTTTAAAACGATGATCTTTAATGTAGTTAATTACATTTACTCGTTCTTCTCCCTCGAAGTTTTTATCGAAATGCTCTAAGAAGTAATCTACAGTTTCATGGACATTGCAGTTATAGCAATGGTAATAAAGATCATTCCAATAAATGTTACCTCGTTTCTTTCGTTCGTCATCTGCAGAATCTCCACAATATGGACAAGCAAAGTTTAAACGATCTTTACTATCTTCAGTCCTTCTTTTCTCACCGACTGGGTGTGATATGTAAAGGATCCCAGTCACCTTATCGATGATCTGGGATCTCATATTTACATCAAGCTTTACAGCTTCTTCAACCATTTCTTATAGGTCTAATCCATCAAGAAAGTCATCTAATTTTTCATCAGCGTCTACTGGCGCTTCTGCAGTTGCAGTTTCTGTCTGTGCTGCCACAGTTTCAGTTGCTTTTGTTGCTGCTGCTTCGGTCTTCATATTACCGCTTGGCTTTGTGCTCATAGTTTTCTGTGTTATAGCTGCTATTGAACTTCCAGGCGATGCGAACATTGAAAGAACGCCATGTACACGATTTGCTTGGTCAGTAGTCCAAGGTGTATAATCCCAACTATCTAATTTTGGAGCAGCATTCAAGTAAGCAAGAATTGCTGTTCTGCTTTCAGAACTATCAGATACAGCTTCACCTTCAAGAATCATTGGACTAGTTTTACCCATGAACTTACAAGAGTCATAATTTGGATAACCACCTTTCTTAGAGATGTTAAGTTCAAAGTTCTTACCATCAAACGGATCAAATACTTGTACTGGTTCATCGAACTTAGGATTTAACTCATCGTCAATCTTAAGCTTAATCTTATATCCAAATTTGAATATTTTAAGTTGACCTTCAAGTGCTGGATTTTGCTTGTCAGTTACGATTTGAACTAACGCGTAATATACTTCTTTACGTTTCAATTCTTCAGACATTTTATTGTCTACAGCTGAATCACTGTTACGAAGTCTGAAGAACATGTCTTGAATAATACACTTGTCACCAATAGTTGACGGAGAGTCAACGTAGAAACCCTTTCCATCAGAGTCAGTTAACCAATAAACATACTTGCGTATGAATGGTTTTCTTGGATTAGATGGGTTTGGTAGGAATCTAATCTGAGAACTATAAGTTCCATCAGATCCTTGTTCTGCTTTAGGTGCATATAGATCGCTACCACCTTTTTTTTCGTCTCCAGTGTCGAGATCACTTACTCCAACACTAAAAATATCGAATTCTTTTTCATTTGCCATTTTTACTTGCCTTATTTTGTTTTACTTATTAATTTACATAAGCTCCACAATACTTGTCTCTTAGCTGCCTAGAATTTCTGCCAATTAACTTGCCTCGTTTTGCCTAATTTGAAAGGGCCTACCTTCCACTAGTTATATATTGATACTCTTGGTTTGTTTTAACTTATAATAACATCTAATGCTATTATACCGCTAATTATCTTCTCTTCAACCAAAATATATTCAACATCGTTATAGTTAAGAACTTGAGCTCCCGACCAGTGATATGCAACTTTCATCCCAAGTTTAAATCTATCTGTACATTTAGTACCTATAGAGACGATCGTTCCAGCATAAGGTGGGATATTACCACTATCAGTGCTTGGTGTGACTAGATATATTGAACCTACCTTCTCAGGGGCCTTATCTTTAAGAATGAGAATCTTTTTTCCTATTATTGTGATCATAATGAAACAAGTTGTGAAATCTGCGGTATAATGTTTACTAGATGTTACGAAGGAAAAGAGTCTAGTTATTTCTAGTTATTGATTTTTGGTAAACAAAGATCTTACAATTATATAACTATCTATAAGTCTTTTAAGATTCATTCTTTTCCTTATGATTATTAGACATCATTATTCTTAATGTAGTTTACTTAATCATTACTATTCAGTTTAGCCTCTAAACATTTTACAATAAAATAGCTATCTACAATGTCATCTACTGGTTTACTTATCTTCTTAGGATCATAAGTCTTATCCTGAATCCACTGCCAAAACGGATTCTGTTCTAAGATAGGATCTTTTAAGACATTACTTTTAAAAGCATTTACCATATACAGCTTATCACAATTGCCTTTCCCTGCCAGTTTCTTTACTGCAGATGGTTGAAAAATGTAAAATGATCTCAGCCCGTAAGAAGAGATTAATTTCTGTCTTAAATAAGTATTGTACATTATCATATCGATAAAGCTGTTACCTTTAGATCCGTATGAAAATCCTTCTATGGCAAAATCGCTTATGTCGTACTTATCTTTTAAAGTCGTATCTATTAGAGTTGCAATATCTGAAGCGTCTTTCTGCTTATTTAATTCCTTCTCTCGGAAATCATCGTTTGCAACGTCACGCTTGTACATTACTCCAGTGATTCTATTAGTACTCATTAATTCGTCATGAATTAAAAATGCTTTCTTGATAGGACTCTTGAATGAATCTTTAGGGTAATTGAAAAATGAAATGAATTCGTAAGCCCCGTCTACAAAGATACATGCTGCTGGACTATTAAGAGAAAAATCTATACCGACTAATGCCAATGTTGTTATTCTTTAAATATTATTACCAAGTACCAAATTCTTTATGCCAGTATAAAGCAGAGAATGGATCTTTAGCGTGTTTTGAATTACGTCCACCCATTCTACTCCAGAAATTATCCTGTCTATCTTTATCTTTATGCTGTGTAAAGTCTTCCATGTTAGAATCTCCACCATGAACCACTTTATATTTGTCTCCTTTCTTAGCCAAAACCATCCACTTTTTAGCTTTGTCGGACGATTTCCGCTTTACACCAACTTTAGTAAAGCCTTTCTTACGATAGCGTTCTGGTATTTCTGATTCTTTTAAGAATTCTGAAAAATTCATTAGGCTTATTCTTTAAGTTTTGCTATCAATTGAATTGTATAGAATTTAGCATCTTGCCAATCATCATTAGCATCTTCCCATTCTTCATATTCTTCACTATCCTCATCATAGTCTTCGTTATCTTCTACCATTTCATAATCTTCTAGAGTATTTACTGCTCTTTCGATATTATCACCAATTTCGGTAAGTGCTTTAGGATTTTTAGAGTTTGCTGATAGTTCATCTACTACGCCTTGAACATTATCAAAGTCAAAATCATCAGCACCTTGAGTTTCAAGATCTGCTAATAGATTAAACAATGTTTCTGCCGATGTACCTTTCTTAGGCTTCCAGTTAGCATATTTCTTTACATAATTTGCTGCCTCATTAACAGAATCAAGATTTTCTGCCATTGAACGCATGAGCAGCTCGGGATATCTAACAGAATCTTCGACAATACTTTGAACATGGTAGTAGTACGTATTATTTAATTCCTCTTCATATTGTTCAGGATAGAGTGGAAAACCTTGTTGCGTTCGTTGCTTCTTAGTTGTTTCGATTCCCTTCCACTTCTTTTGAAGTATTACGGCTCCCGCTCCAGTTAGTGGATATGCATTCTTACGTTGAAGATGCTCGTTCTTTTTGTACCACGCCTTCTGCTTCTTAGCGAGTCGCGCAGTAAATTTTCCGTGCCTTGCAAGAGTAAGCAGGTCAAAGAGATATTCTTGAACTGTACCCTTTTGAGGAGTCCAGCCAGCATATTCTTTATTCCACGACCCTGGCTCAACTCCAGTTCGAGTTTGCTCGTTTAGAAATTGTGAAAATGTTGAAATGTGTTTCATAATAATTTGTTTTGTTTTTTGTATATATTTAAGACTCTATAGTTTTTTTCCAAGTGCTGAGCCTAAAGCAGCACCTACTAATCTACTCGTAAGAAGGTCATAAATCACACCCTTCTCAATACCTAATACTTTCGCAATTAATTTACCGATAGTTTTACCTAAAGCAAAACCAGTTAGTCCACCAAATATAGATCCAAATAAACCTTCGTTAATTACTTCTTGCATTGCTGCTTCCAAGTCTTGACCATTAGCATTTGCAGTTAATAGCTTTTCAACGACTAAATCAATAGCTACATCTTGATCTTCTGTAAGTTCAACAGATTCTTGAAGTGCTCTTTGAAATAATACATCTTCATCAGTCTCTAATAAGTATTCTTTGTAGGTCTTCATGTATTATATATCAACTATGCTTTATAGCCGTATTTTATTTCGAGAATGTTATACTTAAAGTTAAGATCAAACGTATTAAACTCAACTGTATTATTACTAAAGTTAAGGTCTAAGCCACTGATTCCTATGAATAACATTTCCTTCATTTGAACATTTACAAATACATTACCTTCTCCGTCAAATAATTGTATTCCTGCACCTTCTGGGATCCAGGGCTTATCTCCACCAAGTCCATAATAATACTCAAAAAGTTCAAGTGCCATCCAGTAGTTAAAAAATCCATCAAAAGATTGCATAGTTACTGTAAGATCTTTTTGGTATAGTCGTTGAGTAGGTTCAGAAGATCTAAAGCTTCTTTCGTATCCTGGCGCATCTAATTGAGACACTGGATCAAACGATGGTCCTGGTAAGTTCAACGATTGTATGCCATAATTGAAAGCATCTATAGGCTCCTTAATCATACTACCTGGCATCTTATTAAGTACAGGTTTGTACTTATCTACAATCGACTGTGGAATAAAGTTCCTTGGAAAATCGAATTTGAAGTGATCATTTTTTGAACTTAAAAACATTATATCATTGTTCTTTGAAGTGCAGCAGCTGCTACTACAACTGTTGCTTTATCTGTCTTACCTTTAACCTTACCTTGAACAACAGCAGTCTGCCCAGCTTTATTCTGAGCATCTTGTGCTAATTTCTGAGCACTTCGTGCAGCAATTTGAAGTGCTTCGATAGTACTATCTTGGCCTTCGTTCTCTGTAGTAAGTTCAGTTATAGTGTTTGACATTTGTTGATTTGAAGCTTTTAATGCAGAGATAGTAATATTTTGATCTGCAACTTGTTGAGCTAAATCATTTCTCTCTATTTTAAGTGCTGCTGTTTCTACTTTTAATTTAGCAACTTCCTCACTATATTTTAGTGTTAAGTCTTCTATTTGCGATGTAAGAGTTTTCCTAGCATCATCTGTAAGAGATAGAAATTTCCCAGTGTATAAAACAGTTTCATCTGAAGTATCACCTTCAGGGCTTACGTCTTGAGTTGATATGTAAAAGTTATCGTTATTTAATTTGAGTATCTTCTTGCTATCCTCAGCACTTATTCTGAATATGACTTGGCCTTGAGATAAATCTAAATCCTTTACGTTAGTATAGTACGCAATTCGTACCTCATCTTTTTCCCCAATAAATGATATGTAAACATTACCAACATTAGAAAGATCAATCGGTGTATCTTCACCACTCGTATCTTCGTATAATGTAAAAATGAAATAATCATCAAATGGACTTATTCGTATTGAACCATCACCTTGTGGTAGTGGTTGTTCATTAACTGACGTAGCTTTAAACTCTTTATAAGTTTCAGCTTTCTGTCTGTCAAGTGATATGTTAGTTTCAATACTTGCCATTATGTATCAGTTATTGTTTTTACTGTAGCTGGTGAGATAGCTGCTTTAATATTCATCCTATCCCTAAATGCTGTAATGTATCGTGTTCTTACAACTAGTTTTTCTGCTTGCTTATCTGAACCTTCTCCTTGATTAGATGAAGAATCAGTTATTACTATTCGTCGACCATCGTCAGGTTCAAGTTGATTGTAAACCTTAGCAACAGTTGGCACAGTGCCAAGATTTATCTTCATTAACTTTCTTCCGTATTTCTTTACATCGAAACTCGATAGTCTTGCTTTTTTTATAATCTGAGTACTATCTTGACGATTAAAAAGTCGAAGTGTATAATCTATTACGAAACTTATAGCAGTTGCACTATGTGTAATGATAGGTCTAAAATCTATAGACTCGTCAAAGTGTCCAGTCTGTGTAAATACTTGATTGCTCGTTGGAACAAAGTTAGTACCAATTTGTTCAGTTACAGTAATTTCATGGAATACTACATACGGTCCACTATGGGTGAGGAGTGGTTGAATAAAGTTCTCAAATGTAGATCCTAATACTTGTCCTGATAATTGAAAGTAATCTCCGTCAGGTGCTTGGATAACCTCAGCGTATAAATTATCGTAAATATCTCTATTGAGAATAGTTGCAGAATTTATTTCTTCTAGGTCATAATAACTATAGCTGTTATTGACTGTCGTTTCAGTTATCCCAGTTGCTCTTATCGTAATGACTGGAGTACTAATAAAACCACCAGCTCCAGCCAATCTAAATCCAAGTGTATTCGGATCTGTACTATCAAATGCATTATTCATATAGAACAGCGCTGGCACTTTAAATTCAATATATGTACTGTATAGCTTGCTTGCTAAGAGGAACGGTTCAGCAACAAGTAAAGGTGTATCAGTTCTTAAATAATTGATAGATGCTAGATTAAGCTCAACATTATCACTTCTATTAGTTAGAATTTCAAATATCAACCCATCATAATTATCAAAGCTATAACCAGCAGTAAAGTAAACTCTTACTGTGTCGTATTCAACAGGAAGCTGTGGTGAGAAGGTTTGGACTAATTGTGGAGTGTTAGTTAGCTGTGGATCGAAATCATTATACGGAACACCGAAGCTACTATTAAGACTTACTGACTGTGTCTTATTAACAACTATGTTTGCTACAGATCTATCTCTGTAGTTTCTCATTGTATTCTGAACACTTGCAGCATTCCAAAGATAAGAACCGCCAGTATGACCATCTCTCATTATCTCAATTGGAAAAGTAGTAGTATTATAAGTAGCTGGGTTAGCCTGGTCAGTATAAATATACTCGACTAAAATATCCGCTGACAGTTGTATGTATCTTGAAGAATCCAAATTTGCTTCTTATTTTTTGAAGTAAGCAACGAAATCATCCATTGCATCTTTAAAGTCTATTGACGGATTAGCTCCTCCATCAGTATTATCATCTATGATTTTAAAGATATCATTATATGAGAATTTAAAATCAGTTGTCTTTCTTAGAAATTTAACTATGTCCTTTGCAACTTCTTCTATAGTGTCAAAATTTCCACGGTTAAAGCTAACCATTTTGTTTTCAAGTTGGTTAAGCTCTCCCATCTTTAATCTTTTTCATTAAGAGATATAGATTCATCCATACTAATGAATTCTTCCACTTCTTTTTTAATTAACTTCCAAATTTTCTTGGCTGCTGTATCTTTACTAATCATCCTAAACATATCCTCTCCTGGAAATCCTATCCCGTACGGATCACCAACAAAGCCATCTACACTATAGGCAAGTTCGTAAGTCTTACCGTCTTTTTCAACATTAAGATTACCATGCTTAGTTCTACTAAACGTTGCTTTCTCCCTAAGTGCTTTAAATTCTTCGTATTCTAGTAAGTGTTCCATGCTGTATTTTTATCTATTTTTATCTATTTTCCCCATTGTGCCCATTTTGGAGAGTAGTTTAAACCAACTCCAATATACGGACCGTGTGCTATTCCTATTCTATTTATATTCATCAGGTTAAGCATTGCACCATAACCTGCACTTACGCCAACTGAAAACTCTTTTCTAGCTTTCTTTAGTACTTTTGCATTTTCCTTGTCATCCTGAATAACAGCCCCTCGAATTGCAGTGAATGTAACGCCAGGATATTTAGTAGTAACTTGAATTTCTATCTTTCCAGTTTTCTTATCTCGTTTAAGGACAGTTTGGAGGGACATAGACTGTTCTAAGTTAAATATACTTTGGCCAAGATTGATCTTATTTAAAGCAGTATCTATAGCAAAGGGAATCGTTCCAGATAGGTATCTCCAATCAGTTGGACTATACCTAGCACTATCAGAAATTGCAATTAAGCTATCACCTATAATAGCAGCATCAACATAAATAAGAGAATCCCTAACTTCAGTTACAGTATTCGTAATAGTCAGTGGTGGCTTATTCTTTTCAATTTTATAGTCACCTAACAACTTGTCGTAATCTTTGTTAAGTTCAGTAAGCTTTAAATCGTATCCAGAAATTTCACCTATAAGTTCACCATTTTTACCAAGTGTCATTATAACAGAATCTCGAGAAGCTTCCAAGTTATTTACTACTCTTACAGTTTCTTTTTTCTCTGCTTCAACGGCACCCTTTAAAGTACTTACTCTTCCACACGTTATCATAAGCATTATGATAAGTGCAGCTATTATACCAGTACCAATAAGTTGACGATTTTTAGAATCTACCAACCATGCAAAGATTTTAGGTATGAACATTAAATGATTCATTCTTCTATATATTGAGCTAGTTTGTTTGGAGTAACTTCTTTTTCACCGTATTCTTTAATGATATGTTTTAAGAAACCCTGTTCTTCGATTTTCATTTCTTCTAATCTTGAAATGAAATTATCTCGTTTTTCAGCTAAGCTATTAATGCTTTTTTGCATTAAGTCTAAGTTGAATTGAATTTCTTTGTACTCTTTTACGAAACCATTAAGTTTCTTTTGATCTTTTGTTGTCATTGTTGTTATATTAAAGTATATGATGCTGTGAAATGAATTTTAACAGTGTTGTTTGGATTTGTGCCAGCAGCAACATCTAATCTTATCTGATCAGAAATTCCTTGATTTACTACTGTATAAGTCGCTGCTCCATCTTCACTAATACCTGTTCCAGTAACGTTATTCAATATTCCAGAGATTCTTAGTGGAACAGTTAATACAGTTTCTGCTGAGTGTACATGTCCAATTAATGTTACTACATTTCCAACTCTCGTCCAATTTATTTCAGCAAATTGAATTTGTAATGGATTAAGTGGATCTCCTCTAAAGACACCACTCATAAATATATTGCCATTAGGACTCACATAACGATATTGATTATATGCACCTGGAGGTACTGTTGTTGGGTCTCCAGTATCATGAATATTAGCATCC